TTAGTCGCAGCAGTTCAAGAACTAACAACAAGATTAGAAGCATTGGAGAATTAAATGCCATTAATACAAGTGACTCCTCCACCTGGCATTGTCACTAACGGTACTGATTATGCCAACAAAGGAAGATGGACAGACGGTGACTTAGTACGTTTTGAAAACGGATACCTAAGACCAATCGGTGGATGGACAAAACTCAACACATCAGCTCTTACTGGTACTCCTACTGGTATGTTCTCCTACATAACCAATGGTGGTAAAAAAGTATTAGTAGTTGGAACAAGAAAAACGATTAATGTTTTAATAGATGATACTTGGTATGACATCACGCCATCAGGTTTTGTTACAGACGCATCTTTTGATCCTTTAGGATATGGTGCATATCACTATGACGTTGAAGACTATGGTGATGCACGTTCACAATCTGGTTTATTATTTAACACTAATTCTTTTTCTTTTGACAACTTTGGCGAGATATTACTTTTCTGTTGTCCATCAGACGGAAGAATATTTCAATGGAATCCAAACACACCTAGCACAATAGCAGCACCCGTTTCAGGTGCGCCAACTAACTGTGCTGGTGTATTAGTTACTAACGAAAGACACGTTGTAGCTTTGGGCGCAGGTGGCGATCCAAGAAAGATACAATGGTCATCAAGAGAAACACTAACAACATGGACTGCGGCATCAACCAATACTGCTGGTGATTTACAAATACCTACAGGTGGTAGAGTACTAAGTGCAGTTAAATGGCAAACAGACGTTATTATCTTTACTGATACTGGTGTAGCTAGATTGTATTACACAGGTTCTCCTTTTATCTATGGCATACAAGACGCTGGTACTAACTGTAAAGCAATCAGTCCAAGAACAGTTATAGCTGCTGATTCATTCTTATGTTGGATGGGTGAAAACTCATTCTTTGTATTTGATGGATCAGTCAAAGAAATAAAATGCGAAGTACATGATTTTGTTTATGACAATATAAATAGCCCATATAGAAAAACATCATGTGGTGGTCACAACTCTAACTTTAATGAGATGTGGTTTTTCTTCCCTGTTGGCACAGATCAGTTAACACCAAACAAATATGTTATCTGGAACTACATAGAGAACGTATGGAGTATTGGATCAATGGATAGAGGATGTTGGTTAGACCAAGGCGTATTAGATTTTCCAACAGCATGTGATAGCGCTGGTTTTGTTTACGAACACGACAGCACAACATTAACTAACTCAGAGAACTTAGGTTCAGCAGTACCCTACGCAACGTCAGGGCCTATTGAGATAGGCGTTGGTGATAACTATGTACAATGCAATCAGATTATCCCAGATGAAGAAGCAAACACCTTACCTGGAGTTGTATTAAGTTTTACAGGAAGATTTACACCACTTGGTGCAGAGACAGATTTTGGTAGCTTTACTTTTGAAACTGATGGTTACACAGACGCAAGATTTACAGCAAGACAAGTTAAGATGAAAATAACAGGCGACACAGACCAGTTATTTAAAGTTGGTAATATACGACTAGATGTTAAAAAAAGAGGTCGTAGGTAATGGCACGAAAGGCATTAAGAAGACCAGGGCCAGTATTAGATACAGATTATCAAAACTATCTGATTTCTGAAATAGAGTACAGAGACGGGTTAGCATTTAAGAAAGGTGAAAGAATAGAGGTTAGTGGTGTAGATGCTACTGAACTCGTATTAGTGAGTCCAAATGGAACAAAATATAAACTTAGTATCGCAGACAACGGAACAATCTCCGCCACAGCAACAGTCTAAAGAAGACTGGGAGCTAGAGTTTGATAAATATAAAGACTTAATTGAAAAGGCTATTGGCTACACAGATTCCTATACAATTGATGATGTTAAGTATAAAATAGAAAATGGAATAGCCTCAATTTGGGGTGGAAAACAAACAGTTATAATTACAGAGTTCGTAGTTTTCCCCAAGAAAAATGTCTTACATATTCTTTGTATAGCTGGAGATTATGAAGAAGTAGAAGAAATGTTTAAATCAATAGAGAAGTACGCCAGGTCAATCGGCATTAACAAGATAACTGGTAGTGGTCGTAAGGGTTGGTTAAGAAAAGTTAAACACCTAGGATTTAAACAAGAATATTTAATTAGTAAGGACTTATAGGAAATAATATGTCAGATCCAATAACAGCATTAGCCACCGCAGCATCCGTGTACGGAGCTACAAAAGGTAGCGGTGATAAAAAGACAACAACCTCTACAACTGATCCAGCAACTCAAGCTCGTTATGATGATTTATATAACAGAGCTAAAGGCGTAGCAGGTCAGCCATTTACACCATACACAGGTGCTAGAGTAGCTGGATTTAATCCAGACCAACTAGCTGGTTTTGATGCAACAAGAAACATGTTTGGTAGATCGCTTGGTTATGATCCTACAGGACAACTAAACAACTTAGCTCAAGGCCCGCTTAACATACAACAATTTCAGAATCCTTATAACGAACAAGTTATTAATAACACGCTTGGCGATCTTAATGATGCAAGACAGATGCAAATACAAAGCGATCAAGATGCAGCAATAGGCAGAGGTGCTTTTGGTGGTTCTCGTTCAGCATTGCTTGAATCAGAAACAAACAAAAAATTTGCAGATGTAGCAGGTAGAACTGCTGGTAACTTAAGACAGTCTGGATTTAACAATGCAGCAAACCTAGCAATGGGCGACAGAAACTTCAGAGCTGGTTTATTTGGTAATCAATTAGCAGATCAATACAGAGGATTAGGTTTACTATCTGGTATTGGAAGCCAACAGCAGAGACTAGGACAAGCTGGACTAGATTCAAACTATGGCGAGTTTATGAGAGGCATAAATTATGGCCCACAACAGTTAGGTTTATTATCTGGTGCTGTATTTGGTATGACACCAGGACAAATAGATTCTACATCTAATAAACAAGGCACATTTGGAAGAATAGGTGATGCGGTTGATATCTACGACACAATTAAAAACATATAATAATGACAATATCAGAGTTTAACAATCCGTTTAGTTTGCTTAAGGCAAAACCAAATAACATAGATGATCCAATTATAAACATATCACCTATCAACGAACAAAAAAAACTAGAAGAGGAAGAGAGAGCAAGAGCCGAAAAATCAATGAAGTTAAGAAACTTTGCTGATACGCTTCGTATGGTTAATGCAAACCAATCTGGCAACTCGCAACAGTCTATGATGTTTGCTAACAGACTAGCACAAAGAAAAGCAGAGCAAGAAGCTAGGCAGTTGAAAGCACAGCAAGATATGCGAAGAAGAGATTATTTTGGCGATAATGAAAACTTGTTACAATTTGCAGAAATGATGGGTGATGAAGCTGCATACGCAGAAAAATTAAGATTAGACGCATTAGAAAATCAAAGAATAAAAAAACAAAATTTCAACAGCGTTGCTCAAGGCATAAATATAAAGGACTATGGCAGTAATAGAGAATACTACCAAGCTCTAGGTATGGGATATCTAAATAAAGGATATAACGAAGAGGCTAGAAAGTTTTTAGAAATGGGTAAGGCTCAAACAGCAAAAGATTATTCAAAAGATATTTTGAGTGAAAGAAAGGTTGTAGAAAAACAATATACTCCTGTAAACCAAAATTTGCAAAATTTTCAAAAATTAGATACCGCACTAAACTCTGATACTGGAACAGGAGCTTATACTGCTTTAGTATTTTATCTAAGGAATTTAGACGGATCAGTTGTAAAATCTGAAGAGGTCAATACATTCCAAGAAATGCAAGGATTCTTAGAAAACGTACGACAAAATCTTGAAAAAACAAAGGGAGATGGAATGACTGATGAAGTGAAAGCACAGTTGCGTAATATCTCTGCTGAAGCTACCAGGTTAACTCTTAAAGGATATAATGATTACCTCAAAGGATCAGAGGTTGCATACGATGCTTTAGGTTTAGATCCAAATTTAATTTATTCTGGTTATATAATAGACACATCAGGTATAAATCTTGGACAAGTAGAACCTTCGGATTTTACTAAAGAAATTACAGGGACGATAGTTGAATAATGAGTAAAACATTTAGATCAGATCAGTATGGGGATTTGCAAGTACCTGATAATTATGAAGAGTTGTCTAAAGCAGATCAACAAAAAATATTACAACAAGCAGTAAAGATTAAAAATGCAAATGTTGCGCCTATGTCAAACCTTAAATATGCTCAAGGTTTAATAGACCAAGGTGTTCAAGGTTTAACCATAGGGTCTTCAGATGAAATTGGTGGTGCTTTTTCTGAATTAGTAAATTTACCAAAAACAATTTTTACAGACCAAGAATTTGGAGACTCTTTTAAAAGAAGAGTTGATAAAAAACAAAAAGACTACAAAGAGTTTCAAAACCAATATCCAGGGGCAGCACTTACAGCCAATATTGTTGGTTCAGCAGCACCAATCGCAGCTTCAGCTTTACTAGCACCTTTTACTGGCGGTACATCAGTAGGAGCAACTACAGCAGCCACAGGTGCAAGGCTAGTTCCTTTGGCAGCTAAAACAAAAAATGTATTAGACAGCTCTAGATTATTAGCTGGTGGTATTACAAAGCCAGGGTCAACATTAACACAAAAAACTTACGAAGGTTTTAAAATGGGCGGTGTACAAGGACTGTTTGGCGGAGCTGCTTATAATGAGTCTGATTCAGATACTCTACTTGGAACTGTTAAAGACAAAGCAGGTGGAGCCGCAACTGGTGGTGTTGTTGGTGGAATTCTTGGAACTGCAATACCTTTAAGTATAGCTGGTGGTAAAAAAGTAATATACGACCCCATTACAAAAACTTATAAAAAATTTACATCTAGCTCACCTATCTTTACAAAAGAAGAACTTATGGCAGTTAGAAATATTAGTGATGCTTTTTCAAGAGATGAAATAGATGCAAATACAGTAATTCAACAAATACAAAAAAATATTTCAGCAGATAAGTTAGAGGGAATTACTCCAGTAGAAATATTAGCTGACTATGGTGGAGCTGCTGTAAGAAGAAAGTTAAGAGGATTAAATATTAATACTCCAGGCTCAAGAATTTCAGATACTTTAACAGAAAGGGGATCTGGTAGCGTAGAGGGTAAAGCCACAGATATGATTGAGGGTAATACTTCTAACATACAATCAACCAGGGTTGCAAAGTCTGTAGAGGGAGCTTCTGATAGAACGATTGAAACTAAAGGCATAAATCTACAAGATGGTATAAAAGAAATTGAAGAAGCTGCACAAAAAAATTTAGGCCCTTTGTATAAACAAGCGTTTGATAAAAATATAGCAGTTGATAATTTAGAACTATATAAATATTTAGAACAGCCAATTTTACAAAAAGCATATAAAGAAGCTAAAGTAGAGTTTTTAGAAAAACTTAGTGCAGACAAAAGAAGTCCTATAGATATACCAGATTTTAAAAATTTATTTATAAAAGAAGAGGGACAAATAGTTGGGGTAACAAAAAACTTACCCTTGGAATTTTTAGATTTAATTAAAAGAGCTGCTGATAGCAAAACTTATAATTTGAAAACTTCTAGTGTTGGTTCAGAAAAAATAACTTCTGCTGCTGCAAACAATAGACAAAAAATTGCTAATAACTTTAGAGATTTGTTAAAAGGTTCTGTTGGCGGTGATGAATATGTTGCTGTTTTAAATAATGCTTCAGATAGATTTGCTTTAATTAAGGCCTATGAATTAGCTCCAAAATTACAAAAACAATCTGTTAAATCTAAGTTTTTTAAAACAGCATTTGGGAATCTTAAAAATGAAGCAGAAAGAGATGCCTTTAGACTTGGTGTATTTAAAGAACTTACAGATGAAATAAATAGTATTGGAGATAATATAGATTTAGCAAAAAAATTATTAAACTCACCTAATGTAAGAAATAAAATAGATATATTATTTGTTGGAAATGAAGAAGCCAAAGAAGTCTTTTTAAGAAGATTAATAAGAGAGAGTAAGATTTCTCAAACAGCACAAACAGTTCTTGGTGGCTCAAACTCGGCTGAAAAATTTGCCGATGCTGGTGATAGGTTTACAGCTTTTACAGATTTAATGATTGGTATAAGAGATCCAGGAAGTTCTGCTGGTTTAAGAGGTCAAGAGGCTACTGCAAGTAGGTTGAAACAGGCTTTATTTGACCCAGAAGGAAAGCAGAGAAATGCTTTGTTAGATGTATTTTTAAGTCAAAATCCTAATAGTCAGAAACAAATATTTCAAGCAATGACTCAAGCTCAAAGAGATGAATATATAAATAATTTATTACAAAACACAGCTAATAGAAGTGCTATAAGATCATCCGTGCCACAAGGAACAGAATTGTTAAATGACCTTTTAAACTAACATGTCCCAACATGACACGAGCAACGGAGAGAATAGGTAGGAGTGGCGAATACCTAACTTGCTCGGTGATAGCAAGAGAAACCGATACTGTAACAGTTATGCCTCATGGTGCTAACGCTGACATAATCTTTGAATGGGAAAACAAAATGTATCGCTGTCAAGTCAAGACAGTTACCCATATAGAAAAAGCTAGAAACAGTTGGCGGTTTGATTTACGAAAAGGATCGCACAGCAAGTCAAGAGAGTACAAAGAAAACACCATTGATATATTCGCCTTGGTTAATCTTAAATACCAGAATGTTTACTTCCTACCTTTTAACAATTGCAAATACCTACAATATTCTGTACATGACGAACCCATGAAAGCTGTTAATTCAATAGAGAGTTTTAGAGAGGCTATGGATGCAATAATTTCGGCAAATGGGCGGCAAATAGGCATATCAGTCCATGACATACCTCTTGAAAAACCCCAGAAATTAGCGGTTATTTAACTGTTCGGGGAGTAGCGCAGCCTGGTAGCGCACTATGTTTACAAGCCATCACACAATTTCACATCATTACTTTTTTTTACTAAAAACCCTTGTTTTCTTTACAAGATTCA